GGGCCATTTTTTACGCCAGAGGTCGCTCAAAACGACCTCTTTTTTTATGGCGAAATTATGCGTGGATTCTCTGTTTTTTTGAGACTATCATTTATAAATTGTCTGGATTCCTTGTATTCCATGATATTTTCAAAATCTTCTAAAAACGCATTTAAGTATGATTGTTTTAAAATATTAATATTTCTTTTTGCATCATTTAAGTTTGTTTCATGTGCAAGGAATGTAAATTCAGTTATTTGTGTTTCTGTTCTTAAGACACCATTATCCAAAAATGTAATTGAATGATTTTCTGGAACTATTAGACCCTCTGGTTGAATTAATTTTCCATTTGCAGTTCTGATGAGTTTAGTTTCGTAATGATGAGTATTTGATAACTGTTCAGATGTATATTTTTCATTTAAATAAGTTAAAAAATCTTGATTACCCATTGGCCACTCATCTCTTACATGAATAATATTATTCGTTGTTAAGACTACCCAATCTAGTGCAGAATCTCCATAGAAATTATATGCAACTTGATCTGGTCTTTCATCACCAACCACAGAATATTTTGTGAATGCTGTGAGTTCGTTAAAAATATCATCACGAATGACTGCTCTTTTAAAGAGATTTTTTACAATCTGATAATCATAAACCGATGTTCGATTATTATCTAATGATGGATAATCAAGATCTGGAAGATGTCTAAAATAACTATTTGGCGATTTTGAATATGTCATACTAATAACCTACACTATTGTCTGGAGTGTCCAATTGATCTGACTGATAAATTGGTCTAAGTTCAGTGAAGTTAAGATCCATCTTAACTGCAACTGGTTGCGAATCTCGATATGCAGACCAATAACCATTTGGAGCATAATCAACGTTCATTGTTGTGAGTGCAAGACCGCCTGGATTAAATAAGTTAGCTGTTGGTATTACATCTTTTTTGCCTGGCCCATTTTTATATTCTAATGTAAATATATCAGGCGCTTTCAAAAAGGTAGTATTTCTAAACTTTGGAGCCATACCAACTTTTAATAGTCGAATAATCCTTCTAATTTCTTCACCCTCTTTTTGACTTCTTGCTATCATTAAAAAACTAAAAGCAAAATCTCTTATGGAAGGGCCTTGAAATAACATCTCTGCATTAGGATTTAAAACTCGACCATCTGTTCTCGCTAGATATGTATCTGTATCTACACTGACGCCTGGTATCATACTCATCATTCCAGTTACCGCCTGTATTGTTATTGCTTGACCCATCGCACCAGCACCACCACTCGTGAAATCTCCACGACCATCATTAAATTTCTTTCTTAAATCTGCTACCATGTCTGAGTTTTTTTTACCAGTAATATTTGCGCCAGGCGTGGCAAGATTTAATGCTCCTAATCCCTTCTGTGCAACACCTAAAGCTGCAAGACCAGTTGAGTTGATTTCTCCCTTTCCCCATGATGCAGCATTTACATCTGTTGCCTTTGGCATTGGTAGTATGATTGTTCCAGCTGGATCACTACCTCTTACACTATCACCAGCTACATTTTCTATGGGAATAAAAACTCTTCTCTCTGCATTTCCAGCCTCTTTACTTCTAACTCCCTTACTTTGATTGATATCTGGTCTTCTATATAAGTATCTTGTTATTTTTAAATGGTCTTGTTGTAAATCAATATCCAAAGGATATGCATGAATCGTTGCTGTCTTTTTTTTGCCAACAAATCCTCCAGCTTCTGAGTCGATATATGTGCCACCTTGTTTATTACCTGTATATGGTGATGAATATTGAGCAATGGTTGCGACTCCACCAGCTGATATAAAACTTCTATTATTAAAACTTTTATTCTGTCTTGTGTAGAAATTTGAGATCTCTGAATCACTAGCTTGTATGACCGCAGTTTCGTATGATTTTTTATTACCTTTATACTTATTAATATTATATGCGTTCAATGCCTCTTGACTACCAACAGCTTGATTATAATCAGCTGTGCCTGGTTCAACAGGTTTAACATTACCATTTGCAAGTCTTTCACTTACACCAACAATTTGGGCATCAGAGTTAAAATTAAAAACGGCCTGACTTCCTTGAGCGAATGAAACGCCTGATATTGTATATGGTTTGCTTTTTTTCGCTGACATTAGTTTTTGTTATAAATTCGATCTCTTGGAACTGGAATACCCCTCATATCAACAAATTTTTCAGTCGGTAATTGTGCAACATCCGACCACTCACTATTAGGAATACGATATGGTGTTCCTCTCACACCTGTATAGAGATATTTATGTAGAGTTCGGGGAGGAACCGCAACTGCACCCTGAGCAGAGTTATTTAGTAAGCTAATTGCAAGTTCGTCTCTTTGAGTCAATCGAACATAGTGTAGATTGCATCCTAAAAAACCACCTGTTCGCATTTCAATCACATATGTCAGTGGATACATGTCATAATATGGTTGTTTTGTCTGTGCCGAGTATGTGAAAAAATACATTTCGCCAGGCGCAAATCCAGCGGTATCTGCATAATCAGTTTCAAATCTTGTCGATCCAAGTTCCTCAAGTAATTGACTCCTAAAATAATCCTCATTCACCTGATCACTGACTTTATTTAAGATGTTCTGAAGAATACTCATCTGATTCCCAATTCTTTTTCAGTCATAATTTTGAACTCTAATTTACGATCATCACAAAACTCTCTTGCTGCTTTCCACTTTGCCTGATTCTTGGCATATGTCATTGATTCATTAATCAGAGTCTTTCTTGATTTTCCCTTTGTTATCTTTGGTTCTTTTGTTTCTCTCATCGGTTTCACTTCAATTACTGATCTACGAATATTGCTATCTTTGTCTTTATATTTAATAAAAAAGTCAGGAAAATATCTACGAACTCGATTTGTTGTTGGATCTTTATATGGTATCCAAAATTCTTCTGACGCCCACTCAAGTATATTTTCATTCAAATCACAGTAATTCATGAATTTTCTTTCCCAAAGAGATCGATAAACAATGTTTTTTGAATCTCCTTTATACTTTTTGGGATTAGAAGGCCTATATATTCCTTTATAGCTCATATATAGTAATAACAACTAAAGTTTATTTATCGTGGCAGAAAATACTTTATTTCCAAGATCAGGTCAAATATTTCAAGGCACTATCGATAAAATTCGAGATACGATTGCAAGACCCTCTCTCGATACGTTTTATCAGGTTAATTTTTCGTTTGGAAATTGGCAAACTTGGTTAGGGGATGTTCCAAGTGGAAACAGAACTCAAGGTAATGACTTCATGGAAAAGATGTCTTTACTATGCACACAAGCTGAACTTCCAGGCACAGATTTTGTTCCCTCAACTGCAACTGGTCATCGTCAAGGTATAACAGAATCATTCCCAAATCTTAGAAATTTTCCTCCGTTGAATCTTGTTTTTTATTGTGATGCAGATCAAGTAATATTACAGGTTTTAGAGAGCTGGATGTCATACATTAATCCAGTTTTTACAAATCAAAGAGCATCAAATGCTTATTCAAGATTTAATTATCCAGAGGATTATAAAGAAATTTTACATGTTACAAAATTTGAAAGAGATACTTTCATAGAAGAATCAAAAGCCTCTACATACAAATCTCATATGACACAATATGAATTTGTAAATATTTGGCCACAAAATTTAACATCAATGAGAGTTGCCTATGGGGATTCAAATGTGTTAAGATGTAATATACAGTTTGCCTATGATAGATTTTTTACATCCTTTACTCGAAAAGGTGATTATAAATTTGCTGTACTTAACACAGCAGAGGCGGTTGTAAATCGTAGAACTCAACCTCAATATGAAATTAATAGAGCAAAAAATAGAGGTGCTGGATTAAGAAATAGAGGTAATAGAACTCCCTATAGAAATCCAAATCCCAGTAATAATAGAAGAGGTAGCGGAGCTCGTAATAACCGCAATAAAAACAAATAAATAAAAACACTGAACAATAAATTATGCCATTACCAACCATTGAAACTCCAACCTATGAGTTAAAACTACCTTCGTCAAATAAAAAAGTTAAGTATCGACCTTTTCTTGTTAAAGAGGAGAAAGTTTTAATTATTGCATTAGAATCAAAAGATTCAAATCAAATTACTACTGCTGTAACTGAGGTGCTAAGGAAGTGTATTTTAACAAAAGGAATTACTGTTGATGAACTTCCAACTTTTGATATTGAGTATTTATTTTTAAATATTCGTGCTAAATCAATTGGAGAGGATATTAAACTTACAGTGACATGTCCTGATGATGGTGAAACAAAAGTTCCAGTTACAATATATGTTGATGAAATTAAAGTTCAGAAACAAAAGGGACATACAACTGACATTGTTTTAGATGATAGTATGACTCTTCGGATGAAATACCCATCATTGAGTCAGTTTATCGAAAATAATTTTGATACAAATGTTGAAGCTGAAGCTATTGTGAATCAAACATTTCAAATTGTCTCTGATTGTTTAGATGTAATTTATACTGGTGAAGATGCATGGGAGGCAAAAGATTACACTCCACAAGAGAGAATGGATTTTGTGGAACAATTGAATTCAAGTCAGTATAAAAAGGTAGAAAACTTTTTTTCAACAATGCCAAAACTTTCACACACTATTGAAGTGGTAAATCCAAACACAAAAAAGAAAAGTAGTGTTGTTTTGGAGGGGTTATCTGATTTTTTCGCTTAAGTATTGCAAGAGAGGATCTTGAATCCTATTTCCGTATCAATTTTGCTCTCATGCAATACCATAAATATAGCTTGACGGAACTTGAAAATATGATTCCTTGGGAGAGAGAAATTTACATCGCTCTTCTTACTGATCATATTGAAAAGGAAAATCTAAAGAGACAACAACAAGAAGGTACTGCTAGGTATGGATGAGGAACAGTCTAATAAAAAAATAAATATATCTAGTTTCTTTGAAAGAGTTGATAGCGTAGATAAGGTCGCTGGTAATGCTCTTTCAAAATCAAATGCTAATTTTTCTGCAATTAATAATCTTCAAATGTTAATTCAGAATATATCAATGTCAATAAATGAGATAAGAAGTGATGTAAGAGAAATTGCAAACTATATTATAGTTGAGAAAAAACTTGAGATGGATCGACAGTTGGATGAGAAGTTTGAAGCTCAAGATGAACAACAGAAAAGAGCAATGTTGGACAGGGCTAAGGCCTTAGGACAACCAGCTCCATCTACGCCACAACAAAAAGAGGAACCAGTCACTGCTCCAAAAGGAGGATTTCTTTCGGGTCTTTTAAAAGCAATCGCAATTGGTGGTATCGCAGCGTTAGCACTACCATTAATACCTGTAATCGCACCATTACTTTTAAAAGCAATGGCTGCTGGAATCATTGCAATAGCTGGTGGTCTTGCTATTAAAGAAACAATTGCACTTGGAATCAAATTAACAAAAATGATTACGGCTGGTATTGGTAAAGCAATAGAATTTGGAAAGAATGTGTATGATAATTTGAGTGAAAAAGTAAGTAGTCTTGCGTCGAACCTCTCTGGATTTTTATCAAAGAAAACTGAGCAACTTCTTAAGTCAAAACCTGTAAAGGCAGTGAAAAAAATAGGTGCAGATATATCGGACTTTGCAAAGGAGAAAGGAAAACAACTTAAGGAGAATACAACTAAATTTATTGATGGTGCAAAGGATAAAGCTAAGAAAGTCACAGGTGCTGTGGGAGGTTTTCTTAAAGATAAACTATCTCAAGCAAAGGAAATTGGTGGTCAAGCATTAGAAATAGGAAAAGATATTGGAGGGGGAGTTATTGAGGCCATGAAGACAGGTAAAGAGAATGTTGTTAAGGGCGTGACTAAATTTGCAGATGCGGCCACTGGTAATGTGTTTGATCTTGATAAAAGTGGTGAAGGAAAAACTGGAATTCTGAGAGCTATAACTGGTGTCGCTGATAAAACCGCATCTTTAATTGGTCTTCAAACAGATTTTGATGGCAGAGGATCAGAGAAACCTGATGCTGGTACAGGACTTCAACCTATAGTTCAAGCTGATGCACCACAACAATCAATGGCATCTTTATTACCTACAAAATCTCCTGTGCCTTTCATCAAAGTTCTGGATAATTCTTATCTATCGAAAGTGCCAACAAGATCCAACATGAATGAAATACCACCAGAAATAGCTAAACTTATTGCATAATGGCAGAATCCAAGTATCTTATCACTAAATGTAATTTAGTTCCGAATGGATGTTCTTTAGAAAAAGAATATTCAATAAAGGATGGAGCGTTTTCTATTAATTATTTTGAGAGTATTGAAAGTCCTTCCATATCAATGACTCTTTCTTTTTTTGATACTGATCAGGTCGTGAGTCGAGAGGGACTTACTGGAGGAGAATTGATTGAATTAACTATAAAAGATGGTGATGAGGATGAATTTAAGATTACAAAAAAACACCGAATGGTGGTGAATGCTGTTACAAACGTAATAACATCTGATAATGGACAGGTAGCCACACTTGAATGTGTAACTATGGAATCTGTCATAAATGAAACAACTCGATTAAACCAAAGATTTAGTGGAAATATTTCTGAAATCGTTGAAAAGATCCTAACATCAACAAATAAAAAAGGGAATAAATTTACTGAGAAAAAATTATTTGGCCCTAAAACTCAAACACTTTCTGATGGATCTACAATTAATGGAGATAGAGCTACCAATGCATATTCATTTGTGAGTAATTTAAAACACCCTTTTGATACCGTACAGTGGTTATGTCCAAAAACACAATCTGAAAAAGGATTTGGTTTTTTATTTTATGAAAATTTAGATGGGTATCATTTCAGATCAATTGATGGTTTATTTGATCAAGATGCATATCGATATCAAAAAGCGGGCAGACCACTCATCGATGACGGTAAAATTTTAGAACAAAATTTAGATCAATCAAATGATATTAGTATGAATTTAAGACTGGGAATGTATGCAAATAAAACAATATACATTGATATTGAAAACCAAACAGCTAGAGTGGATGACTTTAACATCAATAAATTAAAATTAAGAAAACCATTAAAATTAATGGATGGTCTTGAGGAACATCCAACTCGATTGATGCTCAAAGCGAGTGATGTTGGAGTGGCACAAAAAGGATCAAAAAAAGATGACACGACTCCACTATCAGAGCTTGACGAATATCGAAGTAAGACCTATATTAGAAATAACTTATTGTTTTCACAATCATTTGTGATATCAATTCCATTAAATACTAAGTTGAGAGTTGGTGAATTAATTGATGTAAGACTACCTATAAAAAAGGGAGATGGAGATAAACCAGCAGATTCTTATGGAAATGATAAAACTAATGATCCAAGTGGAACTTACTTAATTTCTGAATTAAGACACACAATGTCTGGTAAAGAAATAGGTCAAACGGATGTAAAATTAATTCGTGATGTCTTTACCGCTTAAATAGTAAAAAAGAACTAATCTTATGAAATCAATCGAAGATCACATGGAATACGATAAGAAGATTATCGATGATCCACAATCAAATCCAGCAGCGAGACGACACGCTAAGGAAGAGTTACATGAACTCGAAGAGTACGCAGAACATCATAAGGAAGAGATTGCAGCAGGCGATCATCATGATCCAAATGCATTAGAATTATTTTGTGACAATCATCCAGATGAACCTGAGTGTTTAATCTATGACGACTAATTAAATGTTTGATCCAGCAGCTATAAATTTTCTAGGAAGAGAACCTATGCAATGGTGGATTGGTCAAGTGACCGATCCAGAAAAGGGAGAGTGGGCAGATTCTCAAGAAAGAAAGAACGGTGAAGACGGTGATGATGTTTATTCTCATCGATGTCGAGTTCGCATTGTGGGTTATCATGGTAATGATGCTGACTTACCAGATAAAGATTTACCGATGGCACATGTTCTTCTACCGCCTGGTGTTTCAACCACTGGTGGTCGTGGAGAAACTATGAACTATCAAGGTGGAGAGGTCGTGGTTGGATTTTTCTTTGATGGTGTAGATGGACAACAACCAGTGATATTTGGGACTTTATTTAAACAAACTTTTGTCAGAGATGGATTAACAGATGATCAGTTTAATGCATTTAATCAAACAGAATTTATACCATACACTCCACCAAAAGTAAAACAAGCAGCTGGAAAAGATAAAGTAGCTCCACAATCACCATGGCCATTTAATTTTAAAAATCAAACCGTATTGGTAGCTAATAAAAAATCAGGGCCTAAACCAAAAGTGAGTGATTTTCCACGAAATCGTAATGGAAGAGGTCTATATTTAAGAGCATTGAGGGAATGGAAAAAATTAGCAACAGTCAAACCAAATTCAACTGTTGGAACAAAACAAAATAATTCTCATACAAACGTTAAATTTGAAAATGCCACAGGATGTGAGGATAATGAAATATCAAAAATATCAAATGTGTTGAAAGATTTCACCAAAGAGATGAATGTCTTGGAGAATGTTGGAAAACTAACCGTTGATCCACGATACGGTGGTGTTGTTAGTAGAGAGTCAGAAATAAAATTAGCATCAATGGAAATTCATAAATCAATGTCAAAGTTGATGCGTCGTGGTCGTTCATGGGTAATACAAGATACCTTAGATAAGGTATCTAAAACTATGAGAGATAAAACACCAAGCACTCTTCAACCAGCTGTCAGTTCTGCCACTAAAGGTTTGACTGATAAGATATTTTGTAACTTTGAAAAAATTAATGAACAATTGATGGATTATCTTACAAAAAGTTTAGAGAATATGCTTGGATCAGTTTTAGATGTTCCTCTCTGTGCTGTTGAAAGTTTTCTAGGTGATATGTTCGGACAGATTAATAATATTTTAGACACAAATCTTGGAGATACATTCTCTCAATTAAATGGTATCACAGGAGGCGGTGGTGCTGGTGGTGGTGGTGGTATTCAACCACCAAGTAAAACGTTCTCTAAAGCGATTAAGTTTGCTAATATATTGACAAACACTCTTGACTGTGATGTTTTAAACTGCCCACCAAATACTGCATTTACTTCAAAAGGTGGTACAGCCATAAGTGGTGTTGATGATTTTAAAAATATACTTGACATTGCAGGGTTAAACTCTCTTAAGAATAAGGCGCAGGGTTTAAAGGATATGGTAGATGGTCTAGTTCCAGATATCAGTGTTCCATCAATTCCAAAAATTGATTGTAATACTAACGTTCTTAAGTGTGGCCCACCAAGAATTGATTTCATTGGAGGTGGTGGCGAAGGTGCAAGTGGCAGTGCAATTGTCAATGCTCTTGGAAATGTCATTGGTGTAGCTATTGATAATGGTGGAAATAATTTTACAGAACCACCCTTACTTTCATTTGTTGATGGTTGTGATAATGGTTATGGAGCTGGAGGTTATGCTCGTATTCAAGATGGTTCGGTTGTAGATGTTGTAATCACAGCTGGTGGTCATGAATATATACCAAACACGACAGAGACTGACATGGATGGAAACGTTAAAGAAATAATTCCAGATCCAAATGCAAATTATGATGGATCAACATCCTATGTAACCAAATTATCTGATGTTGTTATTGAAAACGTAGGTTTTGGTTATGAAGAAGGTGACACCGTGACTGTTGATAATGGAGCAGAAGTTGAGTTAGAGATAGTGGATGGTAGAATAGTGGGAGCAAACATTGTTAATGCTGGATTTGGATTTACCGAATTGCCTAAATTGACAATAAATAGCAACACAGGAAGTCTTGCAAGAATATTCCCAGTTCTTGAATTTACGAAGATTGATGATGCAGCTCAGGTTGCTAATATTTCTCAAGACGTTGTTGTTACTGTAATAGATTGTATCACAAAATAAAATGACAAAATTCGCAACGGATGACGGCAAACAGCATGAACGTAAATGTTTTGAAAGACATGTTGTTTCTAGTGGCGACACGGATGTAGATCATGGTATGTCAAACTGGAAACTAGAAACACAAGACGGTCAAATGCTTGGATTCTATAATGACACTGGCCAAAATAAAGATCCTAAAGGGCCTGGAACCAGTAAGTTTGTGATAAATACGCCAGGCATGGGATTGGAAGTATTTGGTAAAGGTTTAAAAGTTAGAGATGAGGGTGATAATACATCTGTCCCAGCAAAAATAACTCACTGTCATAGAGGTGACTATGGTGTCACATGTAAAAATGGTGACATCACATTGAGAGCAAGAAATATTAACATTATTGCAGATGGTGGTGGTAATAAGGACGGACAACTTCTCATTGATGCAACTCGATTGATCGATATGAGAGCTCCAGATGCAAGAATTAATTGTGAAAAGTTTGTAACTAGAGCGACTCAAGAGGCAGATATAGTTACGAGTGGGCCTTTAAGTTTATTTTCTGGAATTGAACGTCACTCACAAAAAGCTTTTGAAGGGTTTGGAAACCTAGAAAAGATTATAAAAGATTCATCAACACTTACATCGGGAACGACTGAGATTGGTGAGCAATTAAAATCAATTACTCAAAAAATTGAAAAAGGAGGATTTGCAGATAAAGTAAATGAGGCAACAAAACAATTAAAATCATTACCTGATAGTGAGCTTGGAGAGGCTTTACAAAATCCAGAAATTCCACAGGCTTTACAAGAATTTTCTGAAGGGCCAGGTACGGAAATTGGAGAGACATTACTTCCCGAAGTTGAGAGACTAAGAGGAACTATTGGTGGTGAAATTGATGCTATTCTTGGAGGATTAGGATGAGTAACGATCCAGTTGTAAATCACACTAAAATTATCGTTAGTGGAAAAACATCGGGAGGAGATGTTTCAAGACCCATAGGCAGTCCAGAGTGTTCTCCATCTGGAACCGCAGTTTTAAATGGCCCTGTAGTGTGTGGGAGTGTAAAAAAGGATTGCAATAACTATGAGGGAGTATTAAATGTAAGTTCAGATTCTGTGACTCAAGATTTTGGGCCACAATTGGATGTTAATTTAGCTGCCAAGATTGATGGTAACGTGGTGATAGATGGTGATAATAAAACCATACAAGCATTACTCGTTAATGGTGATGTAACTATCAACGGAAATACAAGCCAAGATGGTAATATAGTGACTACTGGCACAATTGACACAAATGGATCACAAATCAATGTTGGATTTGTCAATGGCACTGGTGCAAGTGCTGCTGTTAAAGCTTTTGATATAGAGCATCCAAGTAAGAGTGGTCATAGATTAAGACATATATGTCTTGAAGGCCCTGAGTCTGCTATCTATTATCGTGGCAGATTGAAAGGATCTAATATAATTGAATTACCATATTATTGGAAAGATTTGGTTCATGAAGATAGCATCACAGTTCAATTGCAACCAATCGGTAAAAGTCAAAATCTTGTGATCGAGAGTTTTAATAGTGAATATGTTGTAATTGAAGTTGGTAATAATATTGATCTCCTGACAGATGAGATTTTAATTGATTGTTTTTATCATGTTTATGCTGAAAGGAAGGATGTTGAAAAACTTATTCCAGAGTATGAGGGTAACAATTCGGATGATTATCCTGGCGATAATTCCGTTTATAGTATCAATAAATAAGACTCATAAATAAAACAGAAGAAAATTTGTACATAGCCCAATAAGATGCC